GCATAGTATGGGGTTCTTTGTTCATGGCGCTCCTTTCTCCGAACGGGTCTGTGCCGCCCGGTAAAAAATCAGTCTTGCTTACTGTTTACAATGTCTTTTGCTGCCTGTCGGGTAGCACCGGCATTTTTTTCCCGGAAATTCTTCCCGTCAAAGAGAATCGGCGCACACCGTTCCAGAATACGGTCATAGATACGGGCGTGGGCCAGATCAGGCGGATTTTTCAGCTCGGACAGTTTCAAGTTTGTTGTGATAATCATGGGTCTGCGGCTGCGGTAGCGGCTGTCAATGACGAAAAACATCTGCTCCATAGCATATTCGGTACTGCGCTCTACTCCCAGATCGTCAATGATAAGCAGGTCATACTCATTAGGATAAACAGGATAACTATATCAGCAGGAACCTCCGGACTCCTGCTTTCTTTCTGTTCTGCCGCCGTTTCGTGCATAATGCCGCAAAAAGCGTCATTCTCGAAAACTTTTTGCCACAAATTGCCAGATTTTACTTGACATTGTCCCTTTTAGGGTCTATAATGAGGGTACAAGAAAACGCTATGACCCAAAACGGGTAGGAGGATAAGAATATGTTCAAGAAAATCGTGAAATCCATTGCCGCCATCAAGACCGAGAACGACCGCGACGAGTGCTACTGGCAGATTGACCGTGCATTCGAGGAAGAGCGCATCTCCTTTGAGGACCACGAGCTCCTCTACGGTCTGGCCGGTATGGTTGAGGTCGCTTAATTTTTTTGCTTTCGTGCGTCCCTTTTAGGGACGTTAAGCAAGCAGTAAGACCCGTTTCGGGTAGGAGGTTTTTTATGGAGCTCTACAAGTACACCGGCAGCGTTGCCGTCCTGACCGTTCGTTTCGGCAAGGCCGAGACTATCACCCTCTACGACAGCTACGACGACAGCGTCGCTCCGGTTCGTCTTGATGTGCGCGGTGCTCTGGCCGAGTACATCAAGAAAATCGAGGGCACGGACAGCGAGGAACGGTACATGAATCTCGACTGGTACTACGACTTCAATATGCTGCTCCGGCGCATTGAGGTTCCGGGCGTCCCGTCCAAAAAGTTCCAGATGACCGGTGTCCCGGCCAAGGTCCTGACGCAGACCCGCAGCAATCCGGACGAGCTCGTCTGCTTCGGTTGCCCCGATTTCATCAACACGAGCAAGCCGGTCTCGATGGGTCAAGATGATTACCAGAACTTCCTCATGTGGAAGCGTGAGAACAGAGATTAAGGAGGTGCGCGTTATGACGCAGGTAAGGTATTTCGGGTTCGTCAAGGCCGAGGAGCCTTGGACGGGTAAACAGTTCAAGATGTACGCCGGAAAGAACGGCTCCACGTTTGGGAACAAGGTTCCGGCCGGTTCTGTCGTGGAGTGCGGTTACAAGAGCATCAGCTCCGCCGACAGCGCAGCGAGGGAACTGAAATCCCGCTGCGAGAAGATGGGCCGCAGGGTTTTCTGCTGGGGTTACGAGAGCGTCGCAGAGGTGCAGTAAAGGAGAGTTCGTCTCATGCTTATTTTCAAAGAGGACAGCCGTACCGGTGTCTCGTGTGGGCTGAACGATTTCGGGGAACTTTTCATCGGCAACTCCCGCTCCGGCTACAATCTGCCTGACACCCCGGAGAACCGAGAGAAGATTCTGAAAGATTTCGACTGCTGGTGGACCGGCTGGACGAAGCCCATCTTGTGATGGCCACAGCAAGGTCTGAAAGGAGTATTTTATGACAAACGAAAGTAATTTCCCTTCCGTGTTCTTTGAGGATTTTCTCGCCGCTCTCCACAAGGTGCAGGACGAGAACCGCATCCACGGGAATGTGGAGGTCTTTGAGCTCCGGCCGTCTCCTGACGGTGCTGTTCATCTTGGCGTGAGCTGGCCCTCCATTGGGACGGTTCCGCCGGAGGAGGCGAAGAAGTTCGCCGAGGAGGTCGCCCGGGCGGCCGCCGCTGCCGCTGCCTTTCCGTACAACGGCTATGTGTATACGTTTGAATAGGAGGTTCTTCTGATGACCGTTCTTGAGCGTTTGAAAGCTGCTGGGTATGACCCGGCCGTGTCCCTGTTCCCTGACGGTATCGGGAATGCCGGTTCCATGGAGTGTGAGCGCATTCAGATTCGCACATTCTTCTGCCGCCCTCGCGAAAACGAGGCCGCCATCGGGGTGACCGCAACAGCGATGACCCACTTCTCTGACGGCTCGACCCGTCCGTACCCGGACGGCTGGCCGCGCAGCCTCGAGGCCAGCGTCACGCTCTACTTCGCTGGCGACGCGGACTTTCATTATTTCGGCAACGTCGCCACCGACCTTGTCGGCTCCGATGCCGAGTTCCGATACAGGCTCTTGAGCCGCTGTATTCAGGACTGCAAGTATTTCCTCGGCTGCGGCTCGCGTTTCAGCAAGTACCTCTGGGGCTGCTGCGTTGAGAATCATATTCAGGCCATGCGCATCCTGTGGGACAGCTTTTCCGACGACGAGAAGCCGGAGTGGACTTCTCTCGAGGAGATTGAGCGGTTCAGCAAAAGGATGCTTGAGGAGGAGATTTACTGATGGCTGCCCGGAATTTCAAGTTGTTCCTCGGCTGTCTCGGAAACGGCGTAACAGTCTGTAACTCCGCCGTGATGGAGGACGGCGATTTCAAGATGGTCGCCCACATCTCCAACGAGGAAAAAATCACTTGGTACGTCAGCGAGGATTACCCGCCTGCGGATGCTCTCGCGAGCATCCGGGCCTGCGCAGAGCAGGAGCGGGTAAAGTACGAGACATGGCTCAACGGCCTGTCTCCGGCCGCGCGCCGGGAGTATCAGCTCGAGCGGCTGCCGCTCCCTGAGTTTCTCGAGGAGCTCCGCAAGGCAAAGGAAGAAAGGGAGGGAGCCTAATGTCCCGCGATATTCACGATTACGACAGCCTCAAGGAGGCATACGATGTCCTGCTCATGTTCGAGCGGTTTCCCGGTCCGGCGCACAGCGAGCGCGTCGAGGAGTTCGTCATTCAGCTCAAGCGCGACATCCGGGAGTACATCCATCGGGATTCCGATTACCGCATCGTCCGCGACGAGCTCGATTCTTTCGTTGAGCTTGTTGAACTGCCCGACTACACCGCCGACTATTCCGAGGAGCGGGCTCTCTTGTGGTTCAAGATGTACCGGTCCTACCGCCTTTTCGACGAGTTGGGCTGCGGCGGGCAGTTCTTCACCACCGGCGTCAAGCTCTTCCGCCGTCGTGGCCGCTGGTACGCCTATCATTTTGTTTCGGTCGATATGTAAGGAGGTTCACATGGAAATCAATATCACATACAAAAGCCCGGAGCACGAGGCCGCGTTCCTGTCTGAGCTTCAGCGGATTCCGCACATCGTCAATCCAGAATCCGGGCGCGTCAATCCGTATTGGGGCGCGTCCCTGTACCTGCTCTCCGCGCTCACACGCTGGCCGGAGCTCCGCGTTGCCGTCATCGGCGAGGACTACATGATGTTCACGGCCGCAAAGGAGGCTTTCAATTTGAGCCAGAACGAGCGCATCATCGTCGAGTTGGCTGCCGCTTTTTACAACGCTGGTTTGTGGGAAATGCCGGGTTTCGAGATGGTCTGCGCTACCTGCGACACGGCTTTCGCGCTCATTCTTGAGGCGTTCCGCCTGCGCCGTGCAAAGCTCTTTTACAAAGATGGGGAGGTGTCCGCAGAATGGGAAGAAAGAAAATGAGCCTCCGGCGCGCCGTCGCCATCCTGCGCCTTGTCGCTGCAGATGACCTGTCCTCCGGGCGGGCAATCGACGGGCAGAATGAGGCTGCTGCCGTTGTGCTGGAAGATTACGAGGAGACAAAGAAAGAGCTCGCAGATTGGGTGAATGCTTCTCCCGAGGAGCTCGCCGATGTTATAGCCGGGATGTAAGGAGGCCTGTACCGTGGCTGCTGTCTATCGGACGTTGTATGAGAAGTATGAGCAAAACGACGTTTTGCACGTCGGGATTCAGGAGGTTGTCGAGGCCGAAAAGGAGATTGACACGTTCCTCAAGTCTCTCGACCGCAACCAGCGCGACCAGCTCGACACGCTGCTGGGGCGTCTGTCCCGCGCCTACGAGATGCAGGGTTTTCTTTTCGGTGGTCTTGCATCCGGCGCAAAGTGGAACGGAAAGACGGCTCCCGAACCGGGCGACGGATACGGCCGGAGTGTCCGGGCCTATCACGGCTCAACGCTCGCTCCGGTCTGCCAGATTGACCGCAAGACAAATCAGGTCATACATGAGTATCCGAGTATCGCTGCTGCCTCCCGTGCTACCGGTCTGGATGACAGCGCAATCGGAAAGGTATGCAAGGGAAAGTTACCCCATGCGGGCGGTTTCCTCTTTCGGTACATCGAGCAGTAAATCTTTCACAGGTACGCAAAAATATTTCAAGAAATTGCCATTTTGCTCTTGCTTTCCACGCGCTTGTGTGGTATAATATAGTCAGTTGAGGGGGCCGCTCCTCAATGAGTAAGGTGGCAAGGCCAGAAAGGAAACGATATGGACGACGAAATGAATACCGCCGAGGTGCTTCGAGACGAGGCAAAGGAGAACCGGACCCGTGAAATTCTTGAGCTTATGCGTAACAGCAAAACGCTCGAGGAGGCCGTGGAAAAAGTAAAAGCCCTGCTCAACAAGTAAGCAGGGCTCTCCGATGAAGAACAAAGGCCGATGACGGCGGCCAGAGTTCTGAAACGCCGGGGGAGTGAGAAACAGCTTGCAGATGCCTCACTTCTCCGGCATTTCTATTATAGCAGATTCAAGGGGGATTTCAAGATGTCAGCTTTAACGCCTGTTGCCGTCCGCGTCACCGGGCTGCGCGAGGCTCGCGGGTTGACCCGCACCCGGCTGTCGCAGCTCTCTGGCGTCCCGCTGCGGACACTCGAGGAGTGGGAGGCCGGTCGCCGGGTCCCGCGCGATGTTTACCAGATTCATGCCGTCTCCGCTGCGCTCGGCATGAGCATTGAGGATTATCTTGGGCTATAATGAATCAGGAGGCCCGGCGTTGTGCCGGGCCTCCCTTTTTGTTATTCGGGCATAAAGCCGTAACCGGCCTCAAATGCCGCTACTTCTCGGAGGTAGGCAACGCGGCCTGCTGCGCGGTCGATGGCGTCGCGCAATTCGTGGTTTTCCACCAGCTTGAGCAGCGCGGTGAGCGTGTCCTCTGCCTGCATGATTTCGCGGGTGTCCTGCGGGTTGACCTGCTCCATGTAGAGCTCATAAATAGACTGTTCCATGCTTGCCTCCTATTCCCGCCAGCGGTCGAGCCGCTGCCGCGCATACAGGATTTGCGCGCGCCGTTCTTCCCGCTGCGGGTGTTTCGGAGCAGCCATTGTGACGGGAGGGCTGTTCGTAGTCCCCGTGCAGCCCTCTCCATCACCTCCCTGTGGGCCGTCTCCCACAGGCTGATTTTAACTTGCTGGCAATTTGCCGGTAGCTTTTCGGAGTGCTTTCTCCTGCGTTGAGCCGTAGAACGTCACGAGCACGGCTCCGGGGCCTCGATTTCGGGCTTTTGCGGTCTGGTCGTAAAGTTTGCCGCCTGTCCACCGTGACGCTTTGTGGGTCTCCACAGGAGGCTTTCGTCACTTGCCGGGTCATTTTATGCGTTCAGCTCTTTCTCGAGCTGCTTGATGCGTTTCTTCACGGACAATCCGGAGTTAAGACGCAGGCCCTCCCGGTATGCGTCGAGGGCTTTCTGCTTGAGGTCGTTTTGGTCGTATATCTGGCCGAGCTCCTTGTAGGCATTGGAGAGCTGGTATGTGGACATCTTGGGATTCAGGGCTGACAGGCTCAAATAGTCTACCGCTTTCTGTTCCGCCTGCTCCGTGTAGGTCTCTTTCAGCTCACCAATGCAGCCCTGAGCCTTTTCGAGCAGCTCGTAGGGTGACAAGTCTGTTTTTTCTTCATACCGTTTCAGCCTCTCGGCGTTCTGTTCCAGTGTCTCGGCATCCGGGCCATCAATCCCGGCTTTCGCTCTGTTCTTCGCGTCGAGTTCTTTTTCCCAACTGTCGTCGCCATCAACTTCGTCCATTGCCTTTTTCCGAGCGGCCTCAAGCTCCTCATGCGGGATTTCCATGAGTTCTGCGGTTCTCATGCCGCCGTAGTCTGGAATCTCCTGCGGCTTGTCTGCCGGGGCTGTCGGCTCAAGGGCGAATGTAAAGCCGAGCTTCTCGCTCCACCCTGTCTCTCGCTTCTTCGCGGTGAACAAGGTGAATTTTTTTCGTGCCGAATCCACGTTTATCCCGCGAACGGTATTTGCACTCACCTGAACAGCTCCGGCCGCGATGGTCGAAAAGGTGTTCGCATCAATAAGCATGGTGCTCTCTCCGCTCGGGCCGTATGCCGTCATAAAAAGAGCCACGCTGCCGTCGTCCGATATTCCACACGCGGCAATATAAGCATCCGCGTCGAAGTAGGCAAGCGGCTTGAGCTCGCCGTCTGTAATATAGCACCGCTTTTCATCAAAGCAAGCCACGCGGCCCGCCTTGCTCGGTGCAAAGTTCAGTTCGGAGCTCGGTTTCTTGTCTCTACGGTCGCGCAATTCACTCTGGATTTTTGCTGCGCCGTCGATTGTTACCCCCCCCCCGAACAGTTGTTCGTGGGTGAGGGACGCAGTTGTGTTACCCATAACTGTTGTCCTCCTGTCCTGTGTTGGTGGTCGTGCTTTTATGATAGCACCTAACAGGGACAATGGCAACGGCTTTCGCGCCAGCGATTGCAAAATCGCTGAGTATAATATATTTTCTGCTCTACTCTTCTTTACTCTACTCTACTTTGTCGATTGTTTCGCCGGAAATAACCGGAAACGCTGCTTTCAGTGCATATCCGCGCGGATATGCGTTCAAAACGGTATTTCCGCTCCGGTTATATTGTTTTTCGTGGTATTTTGGGACAACTGCGTGTGTTGCCTCGCATGACCCTTTTATCAACTTTTTCCACCCAGTTTTCCACTTTTCGGGTCATTCTGGTATTTCCGCGCCGTTTTTCTGCGGTTATCCACGGAAATGATAGAAAATGTATCAAAAAGTGCGTTTCTGTCCCGAAAATGTCTTTTTACGAGAATAACCGCGCCGGAAATGCCGTTTTAAGTGCGTTTCCGGGGAAGATATTGCAAAAAACGGCAATAAAAAAAGAGCCTCCCGGCCCTCTTGTGTGAGGAATACCGGGAGGCTCATGCTGTTATGGGGTAGCTGCTGGGGCGTCCTTAGTGAATCTGGTTCTTGACGTTCTCGTAGGTCTTATCGCCCTCGATAGCAGCCTGCGTGAAGGAGTTGTTGTACCACCAGTTAATCAGGGCCGTAACGGTGGTGATGCCCGTGGTGACGAGCTGTTCCACCGTGCTGCTCTCGATGGGCAGCGGAGACTTGCCGAACGCACTCAAAATCTGGTTTGCCAGAGCCAGCAGCAGAGCAGCGGTACGGGCGATGGTGGCGGCGGAAACTTTGTTATTGTACTTCATAATAGCGTTCTCCTCTCATTCGACAATGGATTTGATTCCGCAGCGGGAAACGACTTCCCGCTGTGCGTGTTTGACCTTAGAGGCATAGTCCAAGGCTGCGTGCATATCACCATTACAGTGCGCGTCAGGGATGCGCTGAACTGCCTTTGCGGTAGCCTCGCCGAGGGCGATGGCGGCGAGAGAAGTTTCGTAGATGCAGATTTGCAGCTCCTCTCTGCTCTTTTCGCGCTGGGCTTCAATGTTCTCGCGCTTCTTGGCCTCTTCGGTTCGCTTTCTCTCGTGCTGCTCGATTTTGCGTTCAATCAGCCAGACAGCAAAGCCAAAGATTCCAGACGGCACTCCAACGGTGACGAGAATTTGCCATGTTTCCACTGGTATCACCTCCTCCCTCACAGATATTTGTCTGCGCCTGACAGGGCAGTCCAGCTCTTGGGGCCGCAAATGCCATCCGGGACAAGGCCGTGCTTACGCTGGGCCGTCATCAGTGCCTTTGTGGTAGCCGGGCCAAAACTGCCGTCGTGCGGGATGCCGAGGAGCCGCTGCAGCATAACCGTAGCTGCGCGGTTAGCGGCTCCCTCGCAACCCTGCTCGATGGTCGGCAGGACAAACTTGTTGTAGGTGGTGCTGGGATACACACCGGGCTGGACGCAAAGCCATGTAGCCTTGCCTCCGCGCGTGTCGGTGTGGACAATGGCGGCTTTGTCGTGCCAGTAGATGCCGACTGCGCCAAAGCCCTGTGCGGCCGCGATGATACCGAGGGCAACGGGGTTTACGCTCCGGTCCTTCGTGCGCCAGTCGGCCGCAATGCCGTAGAGGTGGCGGCTTGTCCGGCTGCCGCCAACTTTCGGGTCTGCGTTGTGCTTCACGCACCGGTAGCCAGACGTAACCTTGATGGCCTTGCCGAGCTTGGTGCGGATGGTCTGCATCTTCTGGACGAGCTCCGGGTCAATCATCTGCGCCGTGCATCCGCACGGGCAGGCAAACTCGTACCGCTCGAAGTCTGTGGTGATTTTCGTGTGGTCGTTCGGCTTAAAGGTAATTACGCTCATTCTCGACGTCTCCTTTGTCGGTCTGTTTGAGTACGGAAAATTCTGCGTGTACCACCGCGCGGGCTGCTCCGTAGCCCTCCGGCTCCCCGCAGTTCGTTTCGAGGGAGTATTCCTCCCACCGGTCGAGCAGCTTAACGGTGGCCGTCAAAAGCTGTTCGAGCCTCTCCTCGCGGTTCATTGGCGGCTCCTTTCAGCGGCTCTCGCCGCGCCGGAACAGTGTGTAGTGCGGACGCTCCTCCCCAAACAGCCAGTATCGCAGCCAGTCATCGAGGACGACGGCCGCGATGGACACGAAAATCCACAGGATGCTAAACGGGAGGCAAATCTGCCCTTTGTAGTTGAGCGGCATCCCGGAGTAATCCCAAACGCCGAGGCCGAGCCAGACGTTGAGAATCATCCCGGTTGCGAGCTCCGCTCCTGTCACGATGGCTGAACCGATGATGCCCTGCAAAATGAGCGGGGTGTCCCACTCAAGTAGACCCTCGTTCAGCTCACCGAGAATCAGAAAAAGGAATCCGCCGAGGGCGAACATCGTCCAATGGCTATGTCCTCTGAAAAGCACCTCGAGTCCGAAGTATGCAAGTCCTCCGAACACAAAGAGGATGGCAGTTTTACATACAGAGTTCCTTGCCATTTCGGTCCTCCTTAGGCGGAGAGCTTGTTGATGATGGCCACAATCTGCGCCTGCGCTGCGCTGAGGATGCCCTCGACTTCCTTTTCGAGGTCCTCGGGAAGGGTGCATCCGTAATAGATGGAGCCGATAACATTCGGGTCAGTCTCGCGCTTCGCCCACTGGCGCAGCGCATTGCAGTAGGTCGTCTGTTTGGTGACGAAGCTCTTGTATTCGCTGTACAGAGTAATAATGTCTGCCGCGCTGTACATAACGCACTTGCCGCCATCCGGGTGGTAAGGGTATTCGGACGCGCCCAACGTAATGGCCGCAAACATCGAGTCGATGTTCGTCTGGTCGTTTGGCATCAGCGAAAAGTGCTGCGTGCCGCCGGACAGCTCCACGTCGATGCCAGCATAAATAAAGTTCTGGCAGGTTTCGGAGGCGTCGTCCGCCACCTTCTGCGCCAGAGTGGGAAGGTCATTTTTCTTCCATTCGATAGCCATACTGTCCTCCTTACTGGAATGCGCCGGAGACGGCTTCGATGTAGCCGCCCTCGCCGGATTCGCCGCGCTCCACGCTGACGCGGAAGTTAAACGCCGCGCCGTTGGTGGCGGTCTTATTCTCAAAGACGATGTTCACGCCTTTTTTTACCTCGGTCGTGGCATCCTGCCAGACCGGGGAGCTGTCGAGTGCGTTGTTGGTCACTTCGGCTTTGAACTTCGCATCATCGGGGATGGAGCCGGTCACCTGAAGCACGGCAACGGTAATGTCGCCCTCAACGGCCAACGGTTCAGCCAGCGTCACGCTTGCGGCGTGGACGGCCTTGGTAAAGGTCGCGGACGTGCTGACGGTTTCCTTGCCGTCGCTCACCTCAACGGTGATGGTGTGGTTGCCGTTCAGGATTTTCTGGAATCCGGCAGCGCTGGCCGTCTGCTCAAAGGTCAGGGCCGTGCCGCTGGCAACGCCGGTGCGGGTCGTGGCGGTCTTTCCGTCCAGCTTTTCGGTGACGGTCAGGGTGTCACCGTCTGCATCGGTGACGGTATACGCGAAGTTGAAGGGTGCGTTCTGCTTCCCCAGATTCGTGGAACTGGCGTTGATGGCCGGGGCAGTGTTGACACTGACCGTGCCGTCGTCAGAGACCACGAGTGTAGAGGGAAGAATGAAAGCGGGGCGAACACCACAGGAGTAGTTGCACCAGTTGCCGATGTTGGAGCCATCGGTGTGGACGCCCCAGACGTTGTCGCTACCGCTGGTGTACGGAGAGCGCAGCCACCAAATGGCAGCGCTGCTGCCGTTGTAGGCGACACGCTTGCTGTTGCCGCCAGAGCTGTTGCCAAAGTACGCCAGCCGAACACCATCCTTGGGGAAATAGCCGTTGTCGCTGGTCGTCCAGCCAACCTCATAACCAGA